GCGGCCACCGAGATCTACACACTGCATATCGTCGGCAGCGTCAGATGTGTATAAGATACATGTAATATACTTAATAAACTTAAACGTTAAGGAGGTAATATATGGATAATGTAGAAGTTGTTGAACGTGGCAATATTGTTGTCAATATCTACGAAGGACAAAAAGGAGCAACTGGAGAACCTGGTAAATCATTACGATTTGAAGATTTAACTCCAGAGCAAATCGAACAATTAAAAGGACCTAAAGGAGACAAGGGTGAAGCATTTACATATGCTGATTTTACACAAGACCAATTAGAAGCCTTGAAAGGCCCTAAAGGTGATAAAGGCGATGGCGGACGAGACGGTGCAAGTGCTACGGCCGACAACGCTCATCAATTGTTGCTGCAAGGTAATGTGTGGTGTGAAAGTGCCAGAGTTGACAATGTAATAACTACCTTAATTGGCAATATTGGCAAGCCATTCCCTCGGACAGACATTAAGCCTTTAACATTTACGCAACCAACAAAAGGACAAACAGAGCTATCATTACAAGGTGAGGACCATTATAAGGTCAGTCTTGAGGGTGGCGAACTTGTAGAAGTTGTGAATGGCTCGGCAAATATCACCATTCCAGCATATGGAAAATCTGATATTGTAGTTGATTATTTCAATATGTTAGGGGTAAAAGTATCAAATATTACTATTACTGGTATTAAGGAGTTGCAATTTACCGATAAAAATGGAATTACAGTATTTAAAGAAGGTAACGTATTAACAATTGACCTTACCAACCAAACAGATAACATCGATAAAAATTATGATATTTCCGATAGACCTGCTTGGGTGTATGACGGCGTTACGGAATTTAAGTTTATTTCTAATTCTCCGAACAAAATTATTGGGTATGCGGAAACTAGCAAAATCCCAATTGACAACCTATATGCTACATTAAATACTATCGGCAATCCTAATATCAAAACGATTTACGCACAATATGGAGAAATAGGAAGAGAATTATTTATACCTCAAATTCGCAAAACATATAAAAGCGTAGGCAGTGGAGAATCACGCAAAGTAACATATGTAGGACAGCAAAATATACGCTCACGCGTTGAATTAGAACGCATGAGAGCCGACTATTTTGCAGTAATGACTGAGCCATTCGACGGTATGGTTACAGGGTTTGGTAATTTCTACAAAACCGCACCAGATAATGAATAATTAGCTAACATGGCGAAAAAAGTGGGTAAATCCCAACGCATACAAACTGTTACTTTAATTGACTTAACAGGTGGTATGAACGTCGCAAAATCACCAGAATTCCTTAAACAAAACGAATGTGTAAACTTAGAGAATTTTGAATTTGATATTGAGGGCGATAAATTACGTACACGGAGGGGGCTTGGTTCCCCTCTACATACGTTCGACTCTCCAATTACTTATATCTATAACGACTACGAGATGAACGATTTCTTTGTTTTCTTGGAGAATAAAAAGATTTATAGATATGAGTTTGGTAAAACTCCTCAATTTATCGGTACTCTCAACGGTGACGCAAAGCGTCCAACATGTACTAAATTTGGTGGTCACCTTTTGATGGCAAGTGGTGGCAAATTACAAAAATACAACTACCAAACTGTATCTGAAATTGCAGAATCGCCAAATGCAGACATTGTGTTTACACGTTCTGGTCGAGTAGTAGTGTCCAAATCTGGACAAGATTTACTAATCTATTCATCTATTGGTGACGAGGAAGACTGGCACGAAAATTCCAATGATGATTCCGCACGAAAAGACGTGAACGTAGGGTATAAAGACGGTGGGGACATTGTTGGTGTAGCCGAACTGGCTACAGATTTATTAGTATTTAAAAATAACGGGTTAATTTACACAGTACAAAATGAGCCTAGTGATTGGAATATCATGCAACTAGGTAGTAAGAGTGATTTTATATCACGACATGCTTGTACTAATTTAGGTAAAGACGTAGTGTTTATGTCCACAACTGGGCTTAAATCGTACGCTACATCTCTGACATACTCCAACTTCGAACCTAAAGATATTGGTGAAAAGTGTAATCCTCTTATTAAACGAAGAGTAGATAATCCGTTTATTTTTGACTTGCGTAGAACCAAACAATTAGCGATAAGCGGAGATAGTGGAAATACAGTATATGTATATCATTACGGGCTTAAAGCTTTCAGTAAATGGGTATTTCCTCATAAGATTACATCGATATGTGAAAATCGTTATCACGTTTTAGTGTCAATGAATGACAATGATACAAGTGGTTCCTTGTATGAATTGCGGTGGGATAACCACGATGATAATAAAACAACCATTCACCAAGAGATTAAAAGCGGTGAAATTCGTGACACACACCAAATGAACGTATACAGAACATATATTGACGTAATGTCAGATACCGCTGGTAGCGGTGATATTTCTATTAATGAAACTGTAATTCATCATACATGGACTACCGAAGAGCAACAAAAAGAATTTAAGAGTCAAATACGTTCGCCAAAACTACAGTTTAAATTTGAAACGGACAGTAACATTGTCTTTAAGTTCGTATCATTTGACATTGTTAAAGAAAACGAGGCTTTAGTAAGCCAAGGTTCTTCTAGTAGCGGACGACGCAACTCTGGTTTCGGAGCTAAAAAACGAAGTAGTAAACATGATGATTTCTTAAAAGGTACAGGGTCATCGAATAGAAACCCATATGGATAATATAACGGCACTCTGAAAAGGGTGCCACTTTTTTTATATGGAGATGTCACATGGCTAAAGACGAAGACATTGTGAAATGGATTAAAAAATATAATAAGAAAATGGGCAATTTTTGGGACGATTGGGACCTAGAATGGTATCCATTTATTCATATTTTCGAGGACGGCTCTTTCTTCACATATGGTGTATGTGGTGAATATTTAGAGTGTGGTCCTGTTAGTATAGATTTTAAAAAAGCTTTTCCTACTATGGAGGCTTACGCAAAACGCTTAGGGTTAAAGGGAGTATCAACAATTACTCCTCATAATCCTAAAGCATACGCACGATTAACTAAATCCACTTTGAAAGAGAAAAAATTCTTAGGTGGGCAATGGCAATATTACTTCGTAAGGGAGGTTAATTAATGGGTAAAAAAGGTGGTTCTTCATATCATGAACGCCCTCTATCCGAGGAAGAAAAACAACTATTACGCCAACAACAAGCGTATTTAGCTTCAATCCAACCAAGTATAGACCAGCTTGTATCTCGTGGTACAGCATTATTAGATGATGTAGTTAACCCTAACTGGTCATCTATTTATAGTCAAACTGTAAACGATGTAGACAACCTACGTAAAGAACAAGCTGAATTAGCAACTGGTAAATTACCAGACGCATATGCTAACTCAAAAACAAATTACTTTAATCGTATCTATGAAAATACGATGGGTCAGCAACTCTCAGCCATGGCTAGAAAAGGTATTGTAGATAGTTCTCGACTGAACTCAGCAACAAACGATATGCAAAAAAATATCGCCGCTCAAATGTCGAAGGACTACAGCGAAGACCTTAATACACAGAAAGGGTTATTGGACCAAAAATATCAATTTGCACTCAATCCTTTGGAATTGGCTCACAAGGCAAATATGTACTCATTTGCAAATCCTCAACAATATTTACAATTGGCACAAGGTCAAAACAAATCAAACACAGACGCTATTCAGGCAACTGGTCAGCTAAACAATGGTCGTGGTTATGTAACACAAAACGGCTCTGGCTTCTTCGGTGGCCTAATGCAAGGCGTTGGTGCTTATCTAGCTTGTTTTCCAGCTGAAGTTGAAATTGAAACGGACTATGGCTATATCCCTATTAACGAAATTAATGAGGGAGATATTGTTGTGGCGAAAGATGGTATTGAGAAAGTGCTTAAAGTAGTTGAATGTGGAGAACGAGAAACTATGCATTTGATTACAGATAACCATTCATTAGAAACAACCCATTCACAAACAGTATGGACACGAGATGGTCTCAAAGCTATTGACGAACTTGAAGAGGGTATGGAAGTCCTTACTGATAGTGGCTTTGAACATATCATTGACTTTAAAGCTGGTCGTATCGTACCAGTATATGAATTAGTTTGCACGGGTTCTAATATGTTCTATGCAAACGGCATTGTTGTAGAAGGTTTTAACGAGGAGGAACTTAATGCTATATATTCCGTATGACCCAAAATCAGACCCATGGTACCAATTTGGTAATGCAGTAGCTAATGGGTTAGGCTTACTAGCAGATAACCGTATGGCACGTGGCGAAGCTAAAAATCAAGATAATGAATTTGCTAATGATGAAGCAAATAAATATAACGGGTTTTTAGACCAAACAAAAGCAATGATGGGACTTGATAAAGGCGATAGTACTGGCTGGGCTAGTGGTAACGCTAAACTATCGGCAATGGGTTATAATGGCCCAGCTTTAACCCCAACAAATGCAGAAGGCATTAACGCTGGTCTATTAAAACAACAAGATTACTGGAATCAATATAAGGATATCAACGCTGGCAAACGCTTACATGATAATGATTACTTAACATATAATCAATACAAAGCAAATATGCCTGGTTTACTTGGATAAGGAGGGCTTATGGATTTTTCTCAATACGGGAATGTGCCTAGTAATATCCAAGACGCTATTATTCAAGCGTCCAATAGTACTGGCGTAGACCCAGACCTTCTTGCTCGTGTAGCTCGACAAGAGAGCGGTTTTGACCCAACCGCCGTAAGTTCTGCTGGTGCTACAGGCTTGTTCCAAACAATGCCAGATACAGCACGAGATTTGGGCATTGAAGATATGACAAATCCATACCAAAGTGCAATGGGCGGTGCTAAATACATCGCCCAAAATTTGCAAAAGTATGGTGGGGATATAACTAAAGCCTTAGCGGCATATAACGCTGGTCCTGGTAATGTTGATAGCTGGATTAGTAATGGCTGGGACGGTTCACCAGATACTATCCCAATTGAAGAAACTCGTAATTATGTTAAATCAATTGGTGGCGGTGGACGTTCTAATATCCCTGTTAACTACACCCAACAAGGTAAGTCACCTATTAATTTAGCGGCTCAATTCCAATTAGACGACCCAAAAGAGCAAATTGACTTTGGTCAAGTTATGGGTATCCTTAATGCACCTAAACAAAATGTATCAGCCGCTGGTGACGACGCATTACGTAGTGCATTATCAACACAAGCACATCACTTAGCACGTGGTAAGCTAGCGGCTCCTTTCTACGCTCAAAGCGATAAACAACTTATGCAATCAGCGATTGCCAAGGCACAGGAAGAAGCTAAACTAAATAACCAATCAACTCAATTAACTGGTGCTGGTCAACTAGCACAGATGATTGCTAATAGTAAAAATAGCTCTAACGCAGAAATGCTTGCAAGTTTAGGACAAGCTCTTGGTGTACGTTTAAGCCCTATGGCACGACGTTATATGTCACAAAATGATATGGCTAAAATGGGATTACAGTTTGCTAGACAAGACCAACTGCTCGCAGACGAACGTGCATTTAAAGCCGCTGAAGCAGAAAAACAACGTCAATTACAACGTGATATGGTGGCAGTCCGAGCCGCCGCTACAGCCGCTCGTGCTGGTGGCAGTGGTCGCTCTGGTGGTGGTAGCAGTTCTAGCCTTATCAGTAGCGATAAATACGTCGATAAACAATTAAGCGGATTTGGTGAATACTTATCAGAAAACGCTGATAAAGAACAATTCTCTCAAAATGATGTCAATGAATTAAATCGTCGATATGGTGACTTAATTTTGCAATTAGGTTCAGCTGAAGCGACTCCATATTCAATGGAAATGTTACGACGAGCTGGCAATGATTATACATACCAAATCAATCATATGCAAAATTCAAGTAGTGGTAATAAATTGGATTACAGCACTAGCCAAGACATCATTGATAAACTTAATAAAAAAGAATAGATTATTTATACAGGAGGGGTGATTAAATGCCTACTTTAGGACAGTTGCTAGGCGATAACCTATATAACGTTGCATATGGTCCTCAATACAATGCCATGAAGCGTAAACAAGCCCTCGATGATTCTGGCTATATTCCAAGCGAGAATGATGGTTTAATTGACAGCTTCCAATCTGGTCTAGCTGGTTCTATGGGCGGACTATTTGGTGAACTATCTGGTTGGGCTAAAAACAATGGTCATGACTGGTTAGCTAACGAAGCCATGTATGGTGCTAATCAAATGGGAGATATAGCCGCTCGTAATGCCTATACAGGTAATGCAGATACCGATGGGTATTTATGGTATGGTGCCAACCAAGCCGCTCAAGCTTTAGGTTCATCTGTTCCTAGTTTGGCTACTGATGTCGCTACATCAGCCGCCGCTGACGCCGCTATTGGTTCTGTCTTACCTGGTGTTGGTACTACTGCTGGTGGTGTTGTAGGTGCATTAACAGGTGTTGGTAAATTTGCACTTAGAGCATATGAAGGGTCTAAGGCGATTCGATATGGCGTTAAAGCCGCTAAAACAGCTGGTAGTATTGCAGTCGGTGGTCTAGTTGAAAACGCTAGTAACGCTGGTGACACATATATGACTGGTTTAAGTCGTGGTATGGGCTATGACGAAGCATGGGACGCTAGTAATCAAGCCTTTGAAGATGGCTGGGCCCCAGCTGTATTAAATTATGCTTCAGATAAAATCTCACTAGGTATGCCAATGAAAGGTATCTCGGCCGCTATGGCGGTTGGTACTGGTGGTAAAGTACTAGCTAAAACAGCTGGTGCTTGGGCTGGTAATGCTATGATTGGTGCCACTGGCGAAGGTTTAACTGAAGCTTGGCAACAAGAAATTCAAGAACAAGCATTAGGTAACCCAGACTACGCAAACGTACATATTTATGACCCACGCACATGGACCGATGAAATGATAAGCCAAGGTAAAGACGCATTTGCTGGTTCATTAGTGTTAGGTGGTATTGGTGGTGCCGTAAATACTGGTCGTGGCTGGGCTTCATCTCGTTCTAATCCTTCTGTCTCTATGGAAGACAGTATAGATAGTAGCCCACAAGAAACAAATCTGAATAATACTACAAGTATTAACGACGTTAATAATGTTGACGAAGAAGATGATGTATATGGAAACGTAGAGGCACCAGTATCTGCTGTTCGTAGTATGGAAGATAATACTGATGTTAATGGTATTACAGACTTGTCAGAAATGGTGCCAGACCAGTTAGCACCGCAAGAACGTGGCGATTACGATGACGTGCTAGACACTATGACAGCACGTTTCCAAAAGAACAAATACTCTGACGCTGATATTGCTAATAAGCAACAAGCTGTTAGCGATACAGTTAATCGTATTGTAGATTTGTGGGACAATTCCACAGACGAAACAGGACCTAAAAAGCTTACCAATAATATGTATATGGACGACTTCATGAACGCTGGTCTTACAAAGAAAGAAGCACATGAAGCCTCATCTACTTTAGTATCTACTCTACGCAAGAAAAATGACGTAGATAATGATAATCCTATGGAAGGAAAGAATATCGTTGAACGTGCAGATAAAGTAGGATATAAACTATCAGACGCACAGCGTAAGGACTTATTATCTGATAATCCTATCCGTCAAAACGTTAACGATACAAATCTTGCTGTTGAAAAAGCAGAAGCTGACGCACGTAGACGTCAACAAGCCAAACAAGCACAACAACGAGAAAAAGAAAATAGACAAGCATATGCTTCTCGTTACAAAGATTCTGTAAATAAACCTTTCCTCGACCCTCTATATGGAGATAGAGCGGAAGAAACTGGTTATCGTATTAGTAAAGCTATTACAGAGCGTGAAGCTGATAAAAAATACGGACGTAAAGTCCGCAAAGATTATGAATATCTTCGTAAGAATGGTATCAATACACAAAACTATTCTGAACAAGAAATGAAAGATATTCAAAATCATGTTCGTTCCATTGAGGAAGGCAAGAAGAATAACGATAAAACAGGCTTATTAAAACGTAGTGCCGATAATGCTAACGTGATTAAAGCTAACCAAGCATACGCAGAAGCCTTTAAAAACTTAGATGAAAACGACCCACGTGACAAAGCAAAGATTCAACAAACACGAGAAGTAATTGCCAACCAATTAGTTAAACTTGGTAAAATGGGTAAACCTATCCACCGCTACGAAGTTTTAAAAGACCTTAAAAAGAATAGTAAAAACCTATACAACAAGGTAATGAACGAAGTATATGGAGAACAAATTGCAGAAGCTAAGAAGCAAGTTAAGGTAGAAAAACCTAAAATCCAAGCTAATGCTAAGGTAAAACCTTCGTTTAAAAAAGGTTCTATATCAGCTAAAGTGGCTGAAAATCCAGAGCTTAAACCTCTTATTACGGCACAATCTATTGACGTAGAAAAAGCTAAAAAAGTACAACCTAAAGAAGTTATTAAAAAGGAAGCAAAACAAGAAGTTGCTTCAGTTAAAGAAACTAAAAAACGTGGCCCATATAAAAATGATAAAACTGAAGGTGAACGTGCTTTAGCTGGTTTAAGAGAAAAGAAAATTACACCACAAGAAGCAATTAAATATTTATCTCATATAGAGAAAAACGCTAATAACAAATATAAACCAGAGTTGCGTAAAATGATTGAAATGGTTCGCTATAATACCAATAAAGATGGTGAACTTAAAAATCATGACCGTTCACCAGAAGGCAAAGAAAAAGAAGCTCAAATTATCCGTGACCGTATTGCTAAATTCCAAAATAAATTAGATACAGAAAAAGTCACTAACCAAGGATATCAAAACGAAGCCCAACAGATTCAAAAACAAATTGATAAATTTAACTTCAATCACTTAGGCGATACAAAAGAATATAATTTTGAAATCCCTCAACATAAGACTGATACGTCTGCTAATATGGTAGAAGCACATGTAAATGGTGAAATTAAACACCCAGCATACGTTAGAGACGCTATCTTTAAAACTCCTTCAGCTATTGATAAGAGCGTATTCAAATGGTTAAGCAAAGAGCTTGGTCAACCAGTTACATCATTTAGAGATGGTGAACGTAATAAGATTATCAAAACAGTCTTAACTAAAGAATACGAAAACCTTATCGAAGGTGCTGGTGGTCCAATCCAAGCCTTCAAATCTAATCCAACTAAAGTTAAACAGCTAGTATATGCAATCGCTGGTTCTTTCCCTAAACAATCGTTTGGCTTAGAAGGTAATCGTATTAGAGATGACCGCAATAAGAAAATGTATGGCGGTAAAGATGGTTTAACTAAAACGCCATTTGACGAGAAAGATAAATTAATTGCATTTGCTAAACAATACTTTAAAACAGGATTTGAAAAGAAAGATGAAGTCGTAGAACAACCGAAAGTTATTAAGGAAGATAAACGTAAGGAAAATCGTATCAATAAGCAATCCCCTATTACCGTAGACACAGTAACAGCAACAGAAGACCCAGATATCTTCCATTTTGAAATGACAGTTAATTCCAAAGCAGACCTAAAAGCGACCTTAGAAAATATTGGTATTGATACTGATTCAATGTCTAATCAAAAAGTAGAGGGACATAAAGTTTCCTTTAATGCAGAAATCTTTTTGAGTTCAACTCCTTTTGATGGGACAATGGCGTCTACTCTAAAAGACGAAGCTAGTAAATCTGCAATTTATAACGCTCGAGAAAAAATTCTTCAAGCGGCGATTTCTAACTCGGAAAATGGCTCTTTGTTAATGGACAGAGAATCTACAGCTGGCTTACAACAAACACTTGACAAACTGTACGGAAAAGGTCAATATGTAATTGATGAACTTGACGGACAAGTGCTTATACATCCGAAAGATGTAAGTGTAGAAGAAGCTAAAGGCGAAGCCGCTATGTATCAATTCGGTATTGATAAAAACGGAGATACAACCTTACGCAAGAATAAAACGAATGATTTAGAGTTAGATTTAATGAATAAGCTTATTAGCAATAAGGCAAATGGCTTTAGAAATATTCAGATTAAAACGCTAGTTAACAGCTTAAAAAATACGTCAAAATCCTTTGATAAAACATTTGAATTTTTACACAAAATATCCAATGTACTCGACATTAAAAAGACTAAAAGCAATTCATTTAATGGTATTACTGACTTTAATACTGGTTCTATCTTTTTAACTGATAACGCTTTAAAACCATACTCTTCTACACTAATGCATGAGATTACACACTATGCGGTCAGTGTGCTTGGCGATGAAGGCACAATGGCTCATGGTGGACATACAACATGGAAGGTGCTAGATAATACACTTAAAGACTGGAGGAAACACAATGAAAGACTTAGAAGCGAATCTGAACTTTCTGTACAAACTAATCAACGAGGAAGTTTATTGGCTGGACGCAGACAAGATAACTCCACAAATGATAGAGGAGTTCAAACCACACTTGAAGGAAGTGATGGAAGTGCAATGCAAGGACCGCACTCTGTTGGAACTAGCGGAAGAGGAACCTTACTTCGCGAAAGTGAAAATGGCAGAAATAGTGACAACAGCACGAGAAAAAATGTCAGCGGAGAAAGCGGGATACAAACTACCACATCTCAATCGTTATCAGAATTGGGGGACCATTCCAGTTGGGGGATTGAGCTTGGAATTAACTCCATACACGAAGCCGATGTCCAAGATGAGTTTAAGAATCTTAAAAGCGACACCTATCAACTCTTAAACAAAAAAATTGACAATGAAGAATACTTAGAAGGTATAAAAAGGGTTTTTTCTGTAATTGAATCCAATCCAAATATGTATATGTCTGATAAAGCAAATGCTTTGATGTCAATTATTGATGAAGTTGCACATGTGGACATTGCATTAGGACTTAAAGGCAAAGATAGATTGTTATATCAATTATTGACAACTGATAATAGGAAGAAAAGACTCGTTGGTAATGTAACGCCTAGTCATGAGTATCAAGAAGCTATCGCTTATGCTTCTCATACATTTATGAGTAAAGAGACATATGAACATCTTATAGATAAAGCAATACAATCATTCAACGAAGCCAAAAGAAAAATAGCTAAAGACCACAACTCTAATCAACATGTAATCGCTGGTTCCTTTAACGCAAAACGATTAGAGGATTTATTATTTGGCGATGGGGTTGCAAAAAAAAGCTTGGCGGTTGTACCAGTAAGTTCTAATGAAAATTCTGTTGGTATCAACGAATTACGAAAATACAAGAAAAATATTGGTCTATTTAAAGCGACCATGCTTGATGGTAAAGAGTACTATATGTATGATTCTGACATTCTTTCTATTACCGATAGAGTGGCTGGGATTAAACAAAAGGGAACTGGTTTATCTAAAGAAGACCTCATTAGAATTAATAACGCAAGATTAGGAATAAACCCCAAAAAAAATGGTTCAGCTCTAGCTTTTACTGCACTTATGGCTAATCGAACTTATTCACCAGAAGAAGCAAAAGAAAGAAATATTATCAATCGTAACTTGCCAGATACATCACAAGCTATCGTTAATGAATTTATTGTATTGGCCGAAAAGTTTTCACACAAAAAAACTAGAACTGCATTAGCTAAACTAGATAACGTAAAAGATAAAGAAAATTACTTGTTAAATTATATTACAGCAGATAAAAAAGAAAAGACAGTTAGAACAAGCGTCCTCAAACGAAATGATTTCGTTGGGGGCGTTTTTAACGCTGTAAATTACTTGAGTAAACATAAAAACGGTATTAAAGGTGCCATGAAAGTGTTTAAGCAACACTCTGGTATCCAACCAAATAAAGAGTTAGCCAATGGTATTGAACATATTGCATATTTAGCACAAAATAACTACAGAGCAATGAATGAAATTAAAATGGTTGACAAAATTAGTCCAGAACATATCGCTTCTATTATCTTAGACCCAAAAGATTTAGGCGAAAACTTAGAACGATATAAAAACCGTGCCGAAGAGCTTGGGATTAAAGTGCAAGTTTTACACAATAGTATGAATACCGAAACTGCTTCTTCTAAAGCGTTAAATCACAGAGTAACAAGCGAGCAAGTATTGTTTCAACGTGGTAAAGAAGAAAGCCCACTCCGCAAGGCTATGTCTACATTCGAAGAAGCGTCAGCAAAACTACTCAAAAAAGAAAATGACAATATCACATTTGAAACACGTGACGCAAAACAAGGTAATATTTCTGGCTATACATTTAAAAAGTGGTTACGTTCTCCAATCAAAATGATTGAAAAATATATTCCACAAATGAAGCCAATTATCCACTGGGCAACAGAAGCAGAAGTAAAAGCAGATAAATTACAACGAGTATATCTTAAAGCATTGGATAAAATTAAAACCAACCTCGGAGAAGACAACATTGAGTCGTTCAATAAATTGGCTAAACAGGTTACAGACCTTGGTCGTGAATTTGTTCAACCAGTTGGCGTAATGGTTCGTGATAAAGAAGTATATATCAATCTTGATATGAACGATACATTCAGAGAATTTAAAGACGAAGTAGACGCAAAAAATCTCTACAACGAACTTAAAAATCAAGGTAAACATACTTTCATGGATTACAAAGATGGCAATTTCCGTGTATTTGCCAGTGACAACGCTATGAAACCATTCGCTACATGGGGACAAGCCCATAAGGCTTCTATTCCATTACGTGATAAAGCTATCCGTGAGCAAGGTTATAATGAAAAGGTATTGCAAGCTTACAATGCTTGGCGGAACTTAGACGACAGAGTATTTAACGATTCCGTTAAAGCTTGGCAAGCAAGCGGTGCTGACCCAGAACATAAGCCACGCAAATTATGGGGTCACGTACCTATGTTACACAGTCGATATGGCGTGTACTTAGCTAAAGAAGTCACAGACGATAAAGGTGACGTATACGAAAAACGTGAAAAGATTGCTTCATTCCATATATATCGTGACGCAGAACACTACGTAAAAGATAAAAAACTTAACAAAGATTTGCGTATTATTATTACAGAACGTAACCCTCGATATGATGAGAATGTAAGTTCTGACATCTATGAAGGTTCAAACGAATCTGCATATGACGATATCGTATACGAAGGCGAAAGTAGGGAACAACAAGAAAAACGTTTTGCACGTATCTCTCATTCTTACCCAGCCTTAAATAAAATCATTGACGAATTCGTAAATAAAAAAGATGGCGTAACTCGTGAAAAATTAATGGACCTAATCCAGGATAAAAAGAAACAAAAAAATTTGGGTATTGACAGTAAACAATTAAACCAAGAGTTACAATATGCTAACTTAGACGAATTATTTAGACGCCGTGACGTGATTACACGACAAGATTTAATTGGTCATCTATTACTTGGCTATGGTAATTTACGTAAAGATAAATACAACAATGTTCGTACTAATGCCAAAGGTGCTAACCCAGATGTATTTGGTAACATTGAAAACTATCTACGATATAAAGCTCATTTCATTCCAACGAATGAGTTCTACCATAAATCTACATCATTATATCGTGATGTAATTGGCACAGATTACGCTTCTCAATTCGGCCGTAATGGCGAAGGTGCTAGACGTGACGTAGAAGATGTGTTACACAACTTTATTTCCTCTGTAATTGGCGTTCCTAATAATGCAGATAAAACAATTAACAGAACAGTAAACGAACTCATTGGCGACGGCTGGATTAAGCAACATTACGGAGAGACATTTGCTACTGATTTAATGAATCGTAGTATGGAAGCTGTTACAGTCGCTAAACTTGGTTTATTTAGACCTACAGCGGCACTTGCTCAACTTGGTGCATTAATGAATATTGTGACTAAAACAGGTTACACTAAAGACTTTGCACAAGCTGTACGTGACGCTACGATGTTTGGACCTAGCACAAAGAACATTACAATGGCTGAACGTAGAATGTTCAATAACATTGGTTTAAATTTACAAGATACAGCCATGGAAACTCAATCACTAAAAAATAGAAAAAGTATTTACAATATGAAAGTTGGCAAAGTTAAATTAGGTAAATTATTCGAAAAGTCAATGGATATGTTTAACCGAATGGATAAATATACAAGACGTGTAGCCGCACTACACGCATTTAGAAAAGCTATTGCAGAAGGTAAATCACAAACTGAAGCAGAACATATTGCTTCTGATTTTGTACGAGAAACAAACTTTGACTATTCAGACAAAGACGCTTCCCAATTATTTACCAAATACGGAACATTAGGCAAACTTATTCTACAATTTAAGAAATATTCAGTAAAAGAATTAGAATTTATGTATGACATTATGAAGAGTGGACATAAAAAAGAAATGGCTCGTTTCCTAGGTTCTTATATGACAATGGCTGGTCTAATGGGTATCCCTGGTATTTCATTAGCTGACCCATTCGCTGAATGGATTAACAATAAAAAAGCTACAGATAGTATCAAAGAAACAATTATGGAATGGGCTGGCAATGACAAGACTAAGAAACAATTAGCATTACTCGCTATGTATGGATTACCAGCTCCTACTATCGGTGCAGACTTTAGCCGTAACATTGGTGTAGGTGACTTAGTGCCAACAGATAATTTCTTTGGTCCTACATTCGGTACATTAGGTAATATGATGGAATCATTTAAAAATCATAATGCTAATAATGTACTTCTTGGTATGGCTCATGACTTATCACCAGCATTTGCTAACTACTACCAAGGTGTTACTGGTAAAAAACACGACTGGACTAAAGGCGTTGATATTCGTGATTACAGCAGTAAGGAACGAGTACTGAAAATGTTAGGTTTTAGACCAATCTTAGATTCAGTTAATAGCGATATGAGTTCTATAAATTATGCTAACTCACAAAATGAAAAATCATCGAAGAAACAATTAATTTACCAATACATTAATGACCCAAAATCTGTTAGCGTAGAAGAACTTAAAGCTATGAATATTACAAAGAAAAATATATCTGACGCTAAAAAGGCATTAGATATGTCTGCTTCAGACAAATTAAAACATTACGGAACAAAAGCAAGTAAAGCTAAAAACAAAGAAAAAGCAGATAAATTTGCTGGTTTTGAAGAGGAACTCGATTAGGGTTCCTCTCTTTTTATTGGAGGTTATATGGAATATACATTAAACGATATTGAATACATGGCTAGTGTATGCCATGCAGATAAAATCACTCTGCATTGGGGGGCGAATCACTATGAAGACACTTCTGACCACTATCATATTAACATTCTTGGCGATGGCACAATCTATTCTGATTACGATAATTTTGATGTGTATTGCGAGCATACTTGGCATAGGAACACTAATAATATTGGTATTTCATTGTCTTGTTGCTTTGACGCTGGAGTTTGGGCGGACGGTACAGTTAAGTTTGGTACAGAGCCACCAACTGATGAACAAGTGGATACGATGGCTAAAATCGTATATAAGATATGTAAAGCTAAGGGTTGGGACATCGTATACGATAGAGTAAAAACTCATGCTGAATGGGCTGATATTGATGGATATGGTATTCATGATAGTGACCCAGATATGCGTTGGGATTTATTAAAACTTCCACAGGAGGACGGAGAAGGTGGTGACATTATTCGTGGTAAAGCAATTTATTTCCAATATCACCCAGAACTATGTGAAGCCTAATTTAAGGTTAATAGTTTTTATAATTGCGATTCTAGGGGTCTGTGTGGCTCTGTATGGTGGGTATAGAATGTTCCATAGGGAAACTATCGTGGACCAACCTAAAACGCCAGTACAGACGAAAATAGCAAGTGTAAATAGTTCTCAACAAACAAAAACTACATTTGCATATATACCAAAAGAAAAAGAATTAGTATATAAAAACAATATACCAACGTATGTTACCGAGGATACAGATGTTGAAGCTAATATCGAACAACCTCACGTAACAGTAAAAGTAAATGGTAAAAAACAACAATTTAACTTACAACAAAACGAAACACAAAAATTTGAAGATGGTAAAGTAGTCATGAATCAAACATCAGAAGTAACATTTGATGTAAAAGTACCAGATAGACATGAACTTGATGTTTATGCACAAGAAAACTTCCGTGCTGGTAAGTTCCATCACGAAGTAGGTGTAGAAAAACGTAATGGTAAATTTGTATATGGTGCTAAATATGACATTACTGACAAGGACCCAACGTACTATGCACGTTATAACCTAGTCAAAATGTATACAAACTAATGGGGGCAAAACGCCCCCTTCTTTTTTTATGCCTAAAATCAAAAATTGAATTTGACTTATAGGTGGAGTTGTGGTATAATAAGGCTGTAGATGAAGAATGAAATTTTCTTCATTAAATTTTCATAAAAATATTCACTAATAAGTGTTGACAACGTGGAGTTGTGGGTATATACTTACGAAGTAACAAGTCGATGTGGCCGTAGAGCATATGTCGAAGACTTGTTTTTTAATTGAATATAACTTCACTTATAAGAGTAAAGAAGGTGAAATAATGCACAAAGAAAGAAAAATAGATAACACATTACTAAAAGATTATCCAGAATTACGTGGGTTAATAAACTCTGAGAAATTTAGAGTTTATGATACGCAAGGTAGAGAACGTGTTACTTGCACGCAATGTTCTTTTGCCAAATTGTCTCAACACGCAGAAGAAGCATATTGTCAAAAGACCCACAAATTTAAAAAGGCTAACTACGTTAAAGTGTGTAAACATTTTAAACGAGCTTACTAAATAGGGGTTATCACCTACTAGAGCTAAGTTAATCTAGGAAGATAAAGGACACTGTATGTATGGACAGTAAGACCATACAATCCACCAATGGCTAAATATTGGAGCGGTTGGTAATCGAAATGCCATATAAAGTAGATTACTAGACAGCCGTGTCGCATTATGTCTGCGACTAATAAATGGAGGTAGGTACCAGCCGAACAGTTTGATAATGGTACACGGAACCCCACTTAGCGGGACCGTTCACGGGTATGGCTCCATTCCCAGACTCTAAGGGTAATAGAATATTATCTATGAGTAAACGGAGAGGGTACTGTGTAGTTAGAAGCTTGCAGTTCGGGTGACTAATAATGATTATGGCTAGTTATTGGGGGTTTATCCTGTTTCCGAAAGGATTCTGATAAGGAAGTCTAGCTATCAGCGGATAACTCATGCGAAATTTAAAGTAGTTTTTATTTTAAATTCTTCGCATGGGGGAGGAGTTTATCCAAAAACAGTATTGATTAGGTTTTATAAATACTAGATTAAATAATAAATAAAAAATACAATTTACGAAGTTTGATTTATCAAACAAAGTAAATTCTCAAGAGCGAAGCGAATGAGTAAACACTACTCACCAAACAAGTTTGGTTCGTATTCTCACTCAACCTAAAGGTTGGTTCGAAGTATTTGTTAATACTACTAAATAATATAATCAACATTAGTTATGAAGTAGTGAAGCGAATACGTCAAAAAGTGTTCGCTGAACGTATGAATAACAAAACATAGAGTTTTGCCCGTAATCGTTTATTAAATTAGATAATGTTAGATTATCTAATTATATATAAAGTATAAAGAAAAATATGTAATTACGAAGACTTTAGTCGAAGTAATTATACGAACAGAGTGAGTAGAAAGAAGGAATAAAATGAAAAATATAGATAAAGTAAAGAAAAAGATTAAATTAGTTAAATCTAAAATCAAAGATAATGAAGAAATGATATATCTTTTACGAAAAGAAAACTCTTCATTATTCGGTAAATTTTTGAAATACTCCAGTGAATTACAAAAGTTAGAAGGTGTAAAGCGATGAGACGTAGATGGGATATAGTCATTGATGTTGGAGAACTGTTATTGGAAGCTGGTGTTGTAGAAATTAAAGTATTGTCGGATAGATATGTGCTATACGGTCATAATCAAACAATACTTGATGTTATCGTTGATGGTGCATACAAGGTCATTAAAGCCTTTTTAAAAGGTCAAAAAGTAACTGATAAGCATAATACTTTTAAGGTCACTGATGTTATCAACGAAGCTTTTAAAGAAAGGAAAAAAGAAGTAGACTTAGCTATTAGCAAAATTAAAAGTCCAGTAGTTAATAGTGTGCCAGATGAAAATAAAGAAAAGGTTTCACAGATACTAGATAAAGAATTATCAGCTAAATTATAAAAGGAGGTGGTTTGGGAATGAATTTCTGCGATTTGCACAGCCATAGCGATTTTTCAATATTTGATGGATTTGCTACTATAGATGATAAAATAAAAAGGGCTAAAGAGCTTGGCTATACTGCCTTAGCCATGACAGAACATGGTACTACTACTGGTCTTATGGAATTTTATCTGAAGTGTAAAAAAGAAGGTTTAAAACCTGTCTTAGGTTACGAAGGATATTTTGCAATCGAGCCAGAAGTAAAAGGCGGTCAAACTTATCATATTCTGTTATTATGTAAAAATCTTACTGGGTATCGTAACCTCATGAAGATTGCTACATATGGCACAGAACATTTTTATCGAAAACCTAGAATTGGTTTTGAGATATTAGCAGAATGTCATGAAGGACTTATTTGTAGTACTGCATGTATCGCTGGTGTGTTAAGTCACGAAAACCCAGATAACATGATTCACGACTTACATAAAATCTTTGGTGATGATTTTTACTTGGAAATACAGCCACATGATTTTCCAGAACAATATGAATATAACAAGAAGGTTCGTGAGCTAGGTGATAAATACAACATTCCTACCATCATTACTGGTGATAGCCATTATGTATTACCATCTGACACAGACACTCATCGTGCATGGCTTGGTTTAGGTGAAGATAGTGAGTATTATGCTTCTGGTGATTATTATATGATGAGCCAGGAAGAAATGGCTAAATTCTTCGATTACGATACGTCGCAATACTTCAAGAACGTATCTAACATTATAGACCAATGCGATGTTGAAATCCCTATGGGAGAAGAAAACTTCCCTGTATTTGATTGTAAGGACCCATTACGTTATCTAAAAGATAGGTGTAACGAAGGGTGGAAGCGATTAGGTATTGCTAAGAAAGATAATAGTCAGCAGTATAAAGAACAAGCACTACATGAATTTGATGTATTAGAACAATGCCATTACACAAATTACATGTGTATCATTCATGATATGTTGGAATTCTGTAAACGTAAACACATACCAATTGGACCAGGACGTGGTTCTGTTGGTGGCAGTTTAGTTGCGTACTTAGCTGGTATTACACAAGTAGACCCTATACGATTTAATCTAGTGTTTGAACGGTTTGCAAATCCAGAACGTGTAACAAGTCCCGATATTGACGTTGACGTCTCTTCAGAAAGACGTGAAGAAGTCATTGATTATATCCGTGAAAAGTATGGCTTAGTATATCAGATAAGAACAATCAGTTATATACAACCTAAATCAGCATTACAACGTGCTGGTCAAGCGTTAGGCTATGCTCCAGCAGATATAGACGCTATATCAAGTAAAATTGATGATTTAGCAGATGTAAAAGATGATATGCTTCGTGACTTAGCTGAAAAGTTTTTAGGTCATATCGAGAAGTATAGTACACATGCTTCGGCTGTTGTTGTGTTTCCTAAAGATGTAAGTAATTGGTGTGCAGTAGAAAAGAATAAAGATATTCTAGTAGCGGCACAAGATTTCCATTTACTTGAAAAACAGGGAATTATGAAACTTGACATTCTTGGTCTTAAAACGTTAGATGTACTAGATGGTGCATTAGAACGTATAGGAAGACCAGAGGAGCTGTTGATTAACAATATTCCATTACAAGATGATTACACGGCTCGTATGCTAAGAGCTGGCTTTACACAAGGTTGTTTTCAAATTGAGTCTGGTGGCATGACAGATATTGTCAAAGCCATTAACACTCAACGAGTAGAAGATTTAATTGACACTGTAGCTTTATTCCGACCAGGACCATTAGATTCTGGTATGGTAAGAGTATTCGAGCGTAGGAGACAAGGAGAAGAAGCCGTTACATATCTTCACCCGAAATTAGAACCAATCTTAAACGATACAGAAGGTGTTATTTTGTATCAAGAACAAATCATGAAGATTGCTCGTGAACTATGTGGCTATACATATGGCGAAGCAGATAACTTACGTCGTATTATTGGCCGTAAAATCACAGAAGAAATGCAACCAGTAATTGATGATATGTTAGAGAGAGGTTTAAAAAATGGGATTCCTAAAGACATTATGCAAGAGATATGTGATGAGATTATCACTTTTGCTAACTATGGATTTAACAAGGGCCATTCTGCGGCGTATGGGCTTTTAGCTTGGTATACAGCTTACATTAAGGCACATTATACAGCAGAGTATATGGCCTCATTAATTGATATTGTAGGTCAAGATACAAGTGGTCGTGATAAATTATCTCCTTTAATCGAGCATTGTAAAAAGATTAACATCAATGTGTTACCACCAGATATTGGTGTCAGTCAAATGAAGTGTGTCGGTAAAAATCGTACAGTTACATTAGGATTTAATTTGATTGCTGGTGTAGGCAATTCAATTGTACCAAATGGAAATAACGCAGAACAATTCCTCGCTGATAATTTAGGCTTGAATAAGACTGTTCTCAAAAATATCGTCCGTTCTGGTGCATGTGATAATTACACTAGCAAAACCAGATGGGAATTACTAGAATATATAGACTGGCTTAAAGATAAACGAAAATCTAAAGGTGAGTTTGTGTATTCTGGCGAACAAGAAGAAAGCTATGGTCAAATGGAGTTTGCTACATTGCGATATACATTTACCGATATGTTCGCCGACTATGATAGTAGTATTGTAGATGGAAACACAAATATTCTCGCACTCATAACTAAAATTAAGAATACGAGAACAAAAAAGGGTAAACCTATGGCTTTTGTTGAAACCTTGTCTAAGGATAAGGCTAGAAAGTTAGCATACTTTGGTGACAAGCTTGAAGAACTAAAAAAAGGAAATATGTATATCATGCAACTGGATAATACAGTTATACGTGATTTTATTACAGCAAAAAAGAGGGCTTAATTGCCCTCCTTTTTCTTTTTGTAATTTTCTTTTAGTTCTTTGAGAATCTGTTCTTTGACGAATATGTCAATGAGTTCTACATTTTTCGGATTCATAATAAATCTATAGACTTCTTCAGTATATAGATTGTTAATATTTTCTCCGTACATAATGTATTCTGGAGTTACACCGAATATTTCCGCTAGTTTTTGTGCCATCGGTATATGCATTTCTTTAGTAACTCCGTTTTCGATACGTGAAAGTGTTGTGGTACTGTTTGCTCCCATTTGAGCTGTTAATTGTGCTTGTGTCCAACCTCGTTTTTCTCTTAGTCTTTTAACTCTTTCTCCTATAGTCTCCACATAATTCACCTCCTATTAGTTATATTATAATATGTTTTGTGGTATAAATCCACCTAAAAGTGAAATAAATTACTGTAATTATTACTGCAATATAAACAATTTTAAAGTGGTTTTGTCTATTT